ACCCTAGCATCACCAGAGACCTCAGCATTTCCATAGACCCTAGCATTGCCATAGATCCTAGCATTGCCATAGACCCAAGCATCACCATAGACCCTAGCATCACCAGAGACCCTAGCATCACCATAGACCCAAGCATTTCCATAGACCCTAGCATTGCCATAGACCCAAGCATTGCCACTTTCCGATAAATTCTCTTCTTTTTCGATATATCCGCCAACGTCTCCTGCTTTAACATTGTCAAAACTGATCAACGCTCGGATTCTAAATAGTTTAATTCCAAAAGACTCAACAGTGTCATCAAGTAGTAATTCAAATTTTGAGTTCATGTTCGTTACCTTTCGTTTATTTAGTTATACAATTTCCTTACTTGGGCCTTTGGCCAATGTTGCCTTTGCTTGCTGATAGAAAGTCATACGTTCCATGGCAATCCCTTTTTGCACCAGGAGCCAATCTTCTTGTTCTTTCAGCGCTTTCAAATCCCGCTCTTTTCGCTCTCGCTCCAGCTTGCGAATTTCAAAGATAGCATTTGATGCGCTAAGCATCACGATAAATCCAAGGACTGCTAGTCCACCGGTAATTTCTGACATATTATGCTCCTTTTTCCATTTCTTCCTCATAGATTCCTTTCAGGATTCGATAGTATTTATGACCGGCCGGGATGATGTAACCTGTTAGATCATCAATTTGTCTTCCGTCTGCCATAATGTTGATTATGCGTGGGTGCCATTGTTCTTTTTTTCGTTTCATGGTATAATTCCTTTGTAATTTTTAGTAAGTGCCTGATTTCCGTCAGGTGCTTTTTTGTGTTCAATTGACCAAAGCCAAGTCAGGCCGATTATTGATTTGAGTGATTTTTCGCTTGGTATTTGTGCACGGTTCCCATTCCTGGATATATCGTGTGGCTTCATCACGTTTACTGCGAGGTAGTTCCGCATAGCTACGTAGTCCAAATTCGGATTTGAAATCCACTTCGATTTCACGAAATACGACCGACGACAAGCGACGTTTGGTACCGTTTTTATCAATTTCTACATGGTTGTAAGCCTTTGAGTCTTTTCCGCCCATGCATTCGATGACGCGTTTGCGACGACTTTTTGTCATGATGTTGATAATTGCTGGATGCAAATACGATGTATCCTTAATTTCCTGAATATCATTTGTATGCTGTGCTACTTGCTTTTCAATATTGCTGACCTTTTTCAAGGTCGCTGTCATGTTTTCAGATATTGCGATAAGTTGTTCTGTTGGTAAGAGTTCTGTCATAATAATTCTCCTTCTAAAATGTTTTGAGGTTGGCGCTTCTTGTCAAGATCATTGAACAGTTTCAATCCACGGTCCACCAAGTCGTTAAATTCACTTTTGACAAGGCCGTCCAAATCAATAAGCTGGGTTTCTTTGGAATAAGCCAGGCCACTGATTTCCATAATAAGCTGGTCCGCCTTTTGGAATAAGCTCATGAAATTCTTGTAGCTTGCAATTCTTCTCTGATAGCTGTTCAGTTGCCCTTGAGACTGTTTGATAGCTTCCGTCAGCTCATCATACTTAGCAGATTTTTCGTCCACTTCTGAACGCTTGGCATAAAGTTCCTGTAGGTTTTTTTCAAGGAACTGATTGCGCTCCTCTGTTGATTTAACCCTTGATTTCAGGTCTTGGTAGTCCTCTGGAACTTTTTCGATGACGACTTCTTTTTCAACCACTTCCTTTTGTAGTGCTTGTTCTGCTAGTCTCTTGTTGCGTTCTTCTGATTCCTTTAGTTTGCGTTCCAACTCTTTGAATTCTTTGGTAGTTTTTATATCACCCGATAGCACCATTTCTACTGCTTCTTGTTTAGCTGACGGTTTGGATATTTCTGTTTTGAGCGTGGTTGGCAGTTCTTGAAACATTTCAATTTGTTCGACTTTTTCCATTTGATGGAAAAACTTGCATTGGTTGATATAGTTGTATACGCTTTGCCTTTTCAAACCGATTGATTCAAACCACTTTACGAACGTCCCTTCTCCGTATTTAGCAAGCTTGTCCTGCGCTTCAATAAGGGCTTCTCCTAACTGAATTGAACTGTTTAAAACGATTGACTGTAGTTCTTGTTCTTTAACTTTTAAAAATTTAGCAATAGTATCATCTAATATTGAATAATCAAAATCTTTTTTCGTTGCTATTTCTTGCATGTTGCTCCTTTCTAAACTTGTTCCATATCCTTGGATTTTTTCTTGAAAAAATATAATTCAATATCTTCGCCTGAGATAGATAACAATTCCATAGCTTTAGAAATTTCTGGTTGCTTCCAAATTGTTTTGTTATTTAATTTATCATAAATTGATTTGGCTGTTATTCCAGATGCTTTGGCAAAACTTTCTCTAGTTCCAAATTTCTCGATAATTTTTCCTTCTAGTTTTGAATAATCGTAAACCATGTTTGCTCCTTTCTTTATTTTATAGTCTTATTATACACTAATAAAAACAATAATGCAACACTTTTTATTATTTTTTTGATATTTTTTTGTTTCTTATCCTAAACTTTTCTTATTTCTACTATATAATATAACGTTTTAAAATTTAAGCAATTTGCACACAAAAAAAGCCCCAGCAATCGCTAGGGCTGATTTTTATTTTTGAGTGCTGATGTGCTTTGCAATCTCTTCAATGGAGGCTACCAGCTTTTTGTCATCAAAGCCTTGGGATTCTAGTAGTCGGGTGAAATCTCCATCATCCAAATGCAAGTGCTTAGCTCCTGCATCCTGCAACTGCTGTACTGTTCTAATGTCGCCAATACCAAATACGATACCATTTACGATACCAACATATCCTTGTTTACCTGAGTTACTGCGTACTACGAAATTCATATATTCTTCCTCTTCTTCTTGTTGTAGTTTAGCAACCTCTACTGGGTGCTGTCCTTGTTTAGCAAGCATTTCATCTACTGTTTTGCCAATAGAGGCAAAGTATGAAATGCGTTCGATAAAATAAGCTTTGACTGATTCTGTTGTTCCTCCGTGTAAGGCCATAGACCTATGAGGGCATGAGGTTGGTACAAACTCATGGTGCAAACGCACCGTATTTGCATTGATAGGTAATCCGTAGAATAGCAGGTCCTCTGTTGCCTGCATGAGCGTCATGTCCTCATTTGCAAGGAAGTCTGCATCTGATGCACTCATTGATTGACAAACCTCATAGCCGATATAGCGCTGATTACTTGGCCAGTGGCCTGTATGATAGCCGATTAAGTTGGTATCAATAACACGAGCAATACAATCTTTAGTAATATAATAATGGGCAATCCCTAGGTCTTTATTACGACCAGCAAGCCAATTCACGTACCATTCAGGTGAGCCTGACCCAGCATCATTATGAATGACAACACCATCAATTGAAATTAAAGGTCCGACATCCATAAGGACAGTATTTATTTTTTTGACCATACAATCACTCCTTCCGCCCGATTAGTTTTTCAAGCGTAGTTGCCACGTTCTCAAAGATTGTGGTATCACCTTTGGCTTTTCCGTAGTTTTCGACCAAAGATTTAAAGGTCAAAATAAGATAACCAATGTAGATTGTATATAGGAAGGCCACGCCCGTCTGCTCAGGAAGTAAAACAGACATAGGAATTAAAACTGTAAGCAATACAATCCCTTGAATTTTCCGAAGTAGGCCGTTAATTCCAATCTTTGACTTGTATTCAATGCATGGATTGATAACCGCAGCAAACGTGCCAGAAAAAAAATCAATAATTTCCATGGCTACGATTAGTCCAAGCAAAAAGATGATGAGTCCATCTTCTGTTGCAATAACGGCTCGTAGTGATTCAAACATATTAAATTGCATCTATCCAACCTCATTGCCAGTTTCTTTCGAACCAATATCAGCAAGTTCTACTAGCTCACGAACTTTGTCACGGTAGCGCTTTGGCACTTGTTCAAGGGTAATCCAACCAAGTTGGACTTGCATTGCAAAATAATTAATCGTCATTGCGATTCCTCCATTTATTATTTTTTTAATTTTAATTAGTAGTTTCATTGTCTTCAACGTCCATCAGACTAACAATGAGTTCGTTTACCATGGCAGTAGTCATTTTCATCATTTCTTCTACCTTGGCATACTGCTCTTTTGAGCGTAGCGTGGCTTTGTCAATCTCGGCAATTTTACCTTCAATAATACCGAATTTATCGTTTTCTGCACGTTGTGGGAAGTTTTCTTGGTAGTGCTTTTCAAGAGCTAATTCAAACAATTCTTGATTTCCCAAAGCCGTTTGGTCACCGGGCAAAAGAATAGGAACATGGCTATTTTCTATATTCCCAAGTGTCACGATAGTCCCGCGTAGGCTACCATCCAAATTGTAATCTAGCGATTTTCTTTGAAATTCTAATTTCATGAATTTTCCTTTCTGTTAGTAAGCCCAAACAATCTGCCCACAGTATCGCTGGTTAGCATCTGTGGCAAGTATATGTAAATCACCTTCAGCATTAAGCTGAGCGTTTCTGTCTTTAGTATTGTCATCCTTCCAAGCCTTGACCGTCAACATCAGAGCTTTTGGAACATAGGTTGTAGGGACAGTAACAATTTGTTGATTGCCAGATGATGAAAATGTGACGTCATAATCCACAATGACAAGATTACCTTGAACTTTCCATCGGACATTCCTGTTCACTGTAGAAACCGTCCAATCGGTATAATTGGAAGCCTTCAAAACAATATCTGCATTCAACGACGAAAGCACAATATTTTTAGATGATGAAACCTTGATACCGGTTTTGCCTCTACCATCTACCGGCATGTACTCAATGCTTGAACTGCCCTCTGGCAACCCCGATTTATAATCGGAAGAAGTCCAGAAAACACCTCTTTGATTTATAACGGTGTTTGGTACAGAATATGTTGTGGCATCAATTGGCATGTAAGATGGAGTACCTTTGAAGCGGATGTACTGTTCCTTAATCTCCATGATCGTGTCATGTTCTGGTATTTTTACCTGGATATATGTAGGTGGATTTGATTCAACAACCTGTGTAAATGTTTTTTCTGGATAGTGATTTGAAAGCGTCAAAGAACCACCGGTTATTTCTCCTAGGTTTGAGATGATAGAAGATAGTTTAGTAACATTTAATTTGTCAGCCGTAATCGCTCCGTCCACAATCATGTCGGCCTTAATTTTAAGTAACTGAGCAATAATCTCGACCCATTCAGCACGTTGGGCAATCATTGAGGCTATAGTCTGTCCGTTGACCGTCTTAGATGCTGATGTGACAATGCCTTCGTCTGTGACTTTGACATCTGTCTTCAGTACAGCTTGCTCTTTCACTATTTTTTCAGCTGGAGCAGCCATATCCACCCATTTATATTTTGTATGATCAGTTGAATCCGCTAAAGTGTAATCATTATAGTGTCCAAAATATCGTCGACCAGCATTATCGGTTAAATGGAAATCAACTTTACCATCAGCACTATTTGCGTAGGCTGTATGCCAATAAGAGGTTTTTCCATCGGCACCCGGTTTACCTGGTAACCCGTTAGCTCCATCTGAACCGTCCAAAACATTAACAAAAGAAATCTCATCAACCGCCACCTCATCATTGCCTACGTAAGCAGAAACGGTCAATGTGGCTGTATCAGCCACATCAGCCCCACGCACTGTGTAAGTCGTGCCTGTTGTCACATTTCCATCAAGCACCCAACGCCAGCCGCTGTTAATAACCTTGTTACCTTTCATCAGGGTAGGTGTCACAATAGACTGACCTTGACCATTCTTAAACGATGTACCGTTGTCAGTAGCAAGCTTGATGATGTATGGCTTAGCGTCTTCAATCATACGATCTAGACGCTCCTGAATACCCTGAGATAAGAGATTTTCAAGTGCCTTAGCATTTGAAAAGGTTGTCTTGTTGTTCTTAGGATTGGTAAAGCTAATGGTTTGCTCAGACACCCTCATTTCAAGCAATAGAACAGGACTAAAGCCGTCATCATAAACCTTTACGGTGTCCCCTATTTCAAGGTCAGCAAAACCCTCAGCCTCATAAGTTACAGCGGGGTAACAGTTCTTTTTAAGTTCACGATACGCTGCTGAACGGATAACCTCAGGATTTGAACTCTCTACAGTCATATCCTTTCTTATCCACTGGTCACCCATTGTGCCACTTGTAAAGGCTGATGGATACATCTGCATAGAAAGAGGAGCATATAGCCCCTCCCCTGCTTGATAAAATTCACGTTCACCTTTGGCATTGTTGACTGACCATGCACTGAGTCCAGAGATTGTGACAATATCACCATTGTCTGTTCTACCAGTAGGTCTAACCATGTTATAGATATTTGTTTTATCTACCGTTCTAGTTAAGGTTTTTAAGTTCTTTCCGTATGTCAAAACAGTTGGACTAATACGCCCAACGCCTTGATGAGTGTCGTCGTTTTCGTGGTAAACATTGACAACAAATGACTTTATAGAACTATCAGCGTTGAGGTAGGTATCAAATTCAATTTCTGCACCAAATTTTTTAGCTAGACTAAGCAAACGGTTCAGCTTTGTATCTGTCCCCTCCCACTCCGTAGAAATTTTCTGAGTAGAAACCTCATTGACACCGATTTTCAAGAATGTAAAGTTTAGCAAGTCCATTGCGTCACAATATTCTTTGAAAGTCATTGCTCTTGGCGCTTTGTATGGATTAGCATACTCATTGATAAGCTCAAGGTTTAGATTGATACCATAACACTTGATAGTCTTTTCGTTTTCTTCAATCTTTCTGATAGTATGCAGATAAGTCTTGCCATTATACTGAAATGAAACAAATGCTTTCTCATTCAGATAATTGTAGGCACGCTTACGCCGCACATCTGAAATGATGGCTTTTTTGAATACTGTAAAATCAAATGTACTAGAACCTGTTTCAAGGTACCTAGTCCAAGTATCATTGAAATAATTCAATGTAGCCTGTTTGTCGTTATCAATAAAAGCAACTTTTCTCAAACTTGCGTCATGGATTGTCAATAACATAAGTTATAAGTACCTTTCTTCAAATTCTATTTTGACTGTGGGCTTTGTCCTGACCCAGCTTGAGGAATAGACCTCAAGAGTAGACCTACCAGGTGGAATAGTAAGAAATGTGGAGCCGTGGACAATATCCACAATACGCTCCAAGCCGTCCACAGTAACTGTGTCATTCTCGCTATTAAGAACAATATTTGAGCCTATCGGATAACGATTTGGAATATCCTTGGTGACTGCCACAAAATCCTTACGGTAGAAAATACCATCTAAGTACATTCTGGTTACTAATGGATTATTGCCAATAGCACCAAAAGCCACATGAATTTTAGCGGATTTTCTGCCCTTAATTTCTGGAATGGTGAAGGTATTGTAAGAACCCCACCAATAAACAGTAACTTTATCATCATTACGTTTGATGTCTGACCAACCTCTATGTTCATTAAACGGATTTTGACTATCTAAGTGAGTTCCTGTGAAAGTCCACTGTTTAATCATGTTGTATCCACCTTTACCGTCAGCAGCCATAAAATTGAACTCACACCCCGGCCCTTGCGCCCTCTTAAATGTTTCCACGCCATACAGAAACTTACCATTAGTATCAGAAACAGTCAGCTTGATAAAGCCGTATTGGTTTGGAGCACCAAGCAAAAAGACTTGTCTCCACCAAATATAGTCATTAAGCGAACCTACACCCCCAGCACTATCATTTGGGATATTCCATGTTAAACTGCCTGCGTTGCCTCCAGTCGTGCCACCTGCGTTTTGCAGAAATAAATGTTTGCGCCCCAACCAGTCCACACTTGCGACTGTTCCTACAAAATTTTGACCAGTGTCATTTAAAATAGCCACGTTTTTAGCAGATGCAGTGAGTCCGTCTTCGATTTTACTGTCACGGTAATCAAATAGTACCTCCGACTGTTTAACTATTTCTGCATCAGCTTCCTCACGATCACAAACCTCAAGAGCACCGCTGGTATTGACTAAACCAATGTAGCCATTTTCAGCGTTATTCTTGAC